TGGCATTATTGGAAACCCGAACTAATACAAAGCATTATGTACGAGCAAGGTAAAGAATCGGTTAATATGCTATGCTTTTGCGGAACTAATTCAGAGTTTATATCAACTGGAAAAGTTCCCAATAGATGAGAAATAATACTATAGCTTTTATCATCCATTGCTACGTTTTCTAAAAGAAAATATTTTGGTTTAGTTTCTTTTAATAGTCTTAAATACTCGTAAAATAACCCAGACTTAATTCCTTCTAAACCTTTCTTTTCTTTATTAGCTGAACTAAAATCTTGACATGGAGAGCCACCAATTAATAAATCAATTTTAGGTAAATCTATAGCATTAATTTTAGTTACATCTCCTAATTGTATTGTATTAGGATAATTATGCTGAGTAACTTTTATAGCATGAGGCTTAATTTCTGCAGCATAATATTTATTAACCTTTATACCTGCTCTCTCAAGAGCTTGTTGTCCACAGGACATTCCATCAAATAGGCTTAATACATTCATTATTCAATAGGTTTAATTTCTCCTTGTTCGGTTAGATATGCTTTAAAGTCTGCTAAGTTTTCAATGAACTCCTTGTAGCTTTGAGCTTTGCAAGCCATTATAAGCTCGTCCTTTGATGAGTACTTGTTTACATTTGTAGCGTAGATTCTTTGTTTATCCTCTAGGCTAGGCTCGTATATTCCAAACTTAACGATATAGTCGTATAGTACGTGTAATCCTCCGGCTATCCAATTCATTTTAATATTACGCTCTTGGCATCTAATCATTTCTTGAGCGTACATATTAGCCGAGTTAATCGCTGCTATCTTTAAGTCTTTATCGCTTGGGATTTCCTTAACAACTTCCTCTACTTGGGCAACCGTGATAGTCTCTTGTCTAGCGTAATCGATGTAGGCTTTCATTATTCTACCAAAGTATTCACAAGAGAAGTTTTCGTAGCATTTAACATCGATATTTAGCTTACCACTTACCGCCCATTCAAAAGCTAGTTTAATCTCTTCGGGTGTTTGGTTTCCAAAATTTGAACGAATGAAATTTAGTAACACAAACTTCTCTTCTTCGCTTGGCATATTATTGCTTCTAAGCCCTACTAAAACCATTGCGTAACGTAAGACTTGCTTAATGTCCTCTTCGTGTCTTAAACGTAAGCTTTGAGTGCTTCTCGCTTGTAATATAACGTTAGCTTCTACGTTACCACTTCTTAATGGCTTCCATTCTTGCTTGGCTAGTTCCGAGTTTCGGTTCGATTGTTGTAACTCCATTGTTTTTAAATTTAGAATTGTTATTTATCCAAGTTTTAACTCGTCTGCTAATATCAAAAAATTTCTCGCATTCCCATCGCTCCTTGCCTTTATTATTTTTTTCTGTCCAATAAGAAAAGAAATTATCGTATTCGTTACCAAGTTCTAAAAGATAAGGCGAAAGCATTTCGCTAAAAGATACTTTACTTTCTTTTTCTTTTATTTCATTTACTTTACTTTCCTTTCCTTTACTTTGTTGAACGGTCGTTGAACGGTCGTTAAGCATTCGTTTCTCGGCTGATGCTTTGCCCGCAATTTTACGTTGCTCCTTCATTCTAAAGTAAGGCTCAAGGTACACAAGCATCTTAGGAGAAAAGAACTTTTGCTCTTCGTCTACTTCGAATAGCTCATAATTACAAATAGCTACTCTAACCTTTGCTTCGGATACCCCAAACTCTTCCGCTAGTAAGTCTATGTCTTCTAAAGGATACATTAAGTCTTGTTGCTCTCTTAATGTCTCTAATAACATAAAATAAATACCATAACCCTCTACACCTAATTCTTTGCGTAGTCTTCTTATCTTCCTATCATGCCTAGCATTGCAAAAATGCGGGAAGTAAAATGCTTCTTTTTCCATAGCTTTTAATATTTATTTTTTATCAATAAATGAGCCACAAAATAAAATGTTTCTTTTGAAACTAATGGAATGAATACCTCAAACCAATTCCAATTAATTTGATTTGTTAATTTTAGTGTAATTAAAATCAATGTTAGTAAATCAATAATTCCTAAATTATTATTTTTCATACTTTGTAAAATAAAAAAAGCCAGTCTGCGTAGGAGTGCAAATCTGGCTTTGGTTTTTTAACCCTTAAATAACCCAAGAACTCCTACCCTCTTGGCTTATTGTTCTCAAATATAAACCTAATTTTTAGAAAGTAAAACTTTTTTTACCTCTTTTTTCTTAGTGTATTTAGCCGAATAATAAAGCTTTTTGTAATCCTTACTTAGCTCTTTTGCTATGTGTTCTTGCCACTTATTAAACGTTGAATTATTCATTTTAATTATGGTTAATTAATGCTTGTTTAACCTCTAGCCAATACTCTACATCTTTAACTTCGGAGTAGTTTAAAAGCAATTCTACAAATAATATGCTACTTGCGATTGCCTCCTCTTTGCTTTCTTTGATTTTAACTTGAGCATCCTTAAATTTCTTAACTAAGTCTTTTGCTTTTTGGGATGGTGTCATAGTCTTGTAAGGTTTACGATATTCCAATTAGGAATACCAATCGTTTTATTAGTTACTTCCGGATGATTAAAGATAAGCGTTCTATCGTCTTCGGTTGAATCTAATAATCTACTTACCATAACTTGAGTACCTAATCCAAACTTGTACTCTACCTCGTACATAGCTCCCGTGTGTAGCTTGTAATTACGAGTTTCTAAAATGAATATCTCTCTACCACTCTCGGCTTTTAAGACGTCTACTACTTCTCTATTTTTCATATTCTTGCATTATAAGTTTAATTTCTTCCATTACTTCGGGGTACTTTACTTTTCCGTAGACCGTTTGTTGTACGATAGGTAAAGTCCATTCCCTAGCACTAAAGGGTTTTACCCCCTTAGCGTTTAGTCTTTCAGCGCATAACTGATATAAATTCATTTTCTTAATTCTTTGCATTTTCTTTTTATTTTAAATAATGACTAGACCCTATAACTTTGAAACCTTCTAACAATTTGTAATTACAATAATTTATATAATCCTCCTTAGATTCGAATCGCTCTATTAGCGTAAAGTATGAGTTACCTGGGCTCTTTAAATCTAAGCGTAATACTTGAGGGTAAATCTCTATTTTCTTAGCCTCTTCGCCTACGTAAACTAAGCCTTCGGCTAGTCTTTCATTCATCCAAGAGTTAAACTCGGATTCGGTTTGAAAGTCTTTTAAATAGCTTACTTTCCAATCGTTAGCGTTTCTAAATACAAAGTTAGTCTCTTGCTTATACATGGCTAGAATGGTAAATCTTTAGGCATCTCTGGGGCATTTTGTCTAGGCATATCCGAATCGTAGATAACTTTACCATTACCTAAATAAACCTTCGGAGCTTTTGCATCACGTTCTTCTTTAGTTTGCGATACCCAAATAGAAGCATTGTTTCCATATTGGTCGGGTGTGTCGTTTAAAGAGATAGTAATGTTTACCGATTCTTCGTTTGTACGTTTGTTCGTGTAGTGAACTAAGCCTTGTAATTTAGACTTGTTAATTTGAGCATTGATTAATTTTCCCATTGTTATTTATTTATTTGTTGTTTACGTGTTTTGAATGCTTCTAAATCGCTTGGAGTTAGTGAGCTTTTGAATGAGTTGTATAACATACCTAACTCGTCTTCCGTGTGTACGTTGTTAAGCATATCTAAGCGAAACTTTGGAGATTGTGCAACTGGTAAACCTGCAGCATCCGTATCTTTGTCGGTCACTAACCCAAGCATGGAGCTTAACGCATAACGTCTGTAGTACGTAACTCCCGACCCGTAGCTCTGATATTCGTTCATAGCTCCTAACTTTACTAATGGTATCGGTGTATGGCTTTCGATTTGTTCTCCACTCTCTACGTGGAAAAGAATAGTTCTAATGCCATCGTTCTCTAATAGTTGAGTAAAGCAAAGCTTATGCTTTTTAAGTAGCGGATTAATCACGCTAAAGATTTGAGGCAAGTCGGCATAAGTATAGTTATGTCCTTTGGTATCCTTGTGGATAATCGGGCATTCATTTTGAAACTCCGATAGTGCTTTAATTAAGTTTTTCATAAAAGGTTATTAAGAATTTGAAAGTAAAAGATTCCAATCTGCAAACTTACAAGACAACACGATTTGTAATTGTTGTAACGATAACTGCTTTAATTCATCGGTAGTGTTTATAACACCAAGCTGAGAATTTATTTTTTTAATCTCGGCAATTAATTCATTTTTCATTAGATAAGATATTTACAAGTTGAGAATTTGATTTTGAGCATTCGTGTTGGATTAAGTCCTTGACTTCCCAAAGGTTTGCATCGTACGACCAAGTCATAGTATAGAAACCAGCTTCGTCTTTAAATTGTGCTTTTAAGATGCTCATTAGATGTGCTGAATAAAGTAGATAACGTAGTAAGTAACGTAAGCGAACGTGGAGATTAGAATAGCTCCGGCTATGTCGTTCTTGTCGATTTGTTTAAGATGCTCTCTCATTTTGATTATGTTTAGAATTGTTTTCCTTATTTGTTGAAACAAAGATAATAGGATTAATCCGAATAAAAAAAATTTAAAAAAGATTTTTTTACTTATTGTGTAAATTATTTATCTAATGGTAACAAAAATGCCCCTAGATAATATCCAAGGGCATTCAATACACAATTCTAAACCTAAATGAAAAACTCTATTATGAAAACAAATCTTACAAATCTAAACTATTTTTCCATCTTTTATCATAATGTTATGGACTTTTGTTTTGCCTTCTACTATATCTACTACCGCAAACCCGTGTGAGTGCTGAGCAAAAGGATAGTATTTAGGAGACAACTGGGTTAAGCAACCTGTACTATACGTATGGTAGAACTCTTTAAACCCATTCTTTTTAATAGTGCTAGTGGTTCTATGTACGTGACCTATTAGCGTGTTGCAAAATGTCTTATTAAACGTGCTTTGGGATGGATTCATTCCACCCGCCATTATCTCATGGCCGTGTAGAATAAGCAAGTCTCCTAGCTCTATACCTTGCCAATCGGGTACGTATGTCATAGCAAGCTTATCTAGCCTAAAGAATTGCTCGAATTGCATCTCATGTAATTGTGCAAACTCTTCGGCTTGTTCGTTAAGGTATCTTTGCCATCTATTCTCATGGTTACCCATCTTGTAATAAATAGGAATTAAGGGGAATATGTCTCTTATCTTTTGTAAAAAGTTTCTACCCATCTCAATCTCTCTAGCAAAGTCACGTAAATCCTTTTCCTTTTCGTGTCTCGATATAGCGTAGAAGTCAAATATATCGCCATTAAGAATGAGGCAATCTATGCTTTGCTCTCTTAGGTGCTTAATAGCACAGGTTAAAGCTTCTAATGAGTGATAAGGAACGTGTATATCGGATAACACACCTACCTTTTTAAAGTCTTCGGTAATACGTAAGCTTGTATATTCCTTACCTAAGCTCTCTTCGATTCCAAAGTTGTCTACCTCGTCTAGGTTAAAGGATTCTATCTTAGCACTTGGTCTAGTTTGTTTCCAGTATTCAGACCTTTTTTTAACTGAAATACCCATTCTAGTAAGTGCCTTGTGTAAATTTATTACGTCTTTATATCCGTAATTTTCCCAATTCTCTCGCTCAAAGTCCGCTCTAGTCATATTAGTAGAGTAGAAATGGTCTTTGATTCTCTTAGCTAATTCGCTATCTGATTGCATTTAGTCCAAATTTAAGGTATATCCAAGCAACTAAAGCTAGAAACTCTATAAATAATAAAGCAACTACCCAAGTAGGTACTCGGTACTTAATAACTTCTTTGTCTCTGTACTCAATCCATTTAACCTGAGAGTTACGATAGTTATTCTCTATCTCGTTTCTCATGGAGTCTATATCGATTTGAGCTTGAATATTGCCACCTACCGAACGAATAATAACCTTGCCTTGTGGTAGTACCAATTTACTATAAAAGTTGCTTAGAAGCCCACTAGAGTCGCAAGGGTTTACAATGGTTAGAGTATCGTGAATAGCCTTATACTTTTCTACTATTTTCACGCTTTGTATAGTATCGATTCTAACGAGTTCTTTATACTCGGTTAAAGTCTTTGTACGCTTACAAGATAATAAGCTAACACAAGCCAAAAGAATAAGTAATTTTCGCATATTATGAGAAGTAAAGGTTTGCTTCCGCTTGTCTACGTCTAGTAAGTCCTACTAAAACACGTCCGTTAGCTTTATTCCATTTAAGGAACTCATCCGCTATTGTAACATCTTTAGGGTTAGCATTTACTTTCTTTATTAATGTAGACTTTTGTAGTGCTCCCGTGCCTAGATTATAAGCAAAAGAAACGAGTGCATCGAAGTTGCTTTGAGATATGTCGTCACGGCAAAAAGAATCAACCGCTTTTTCATAGGTAGAAAGGGAATGTTTTAAAAGCTCTTCGGCTTGTTGTAGTGTAATCTTTGGGTCTTTTAAACTAACTTTCCTACCGTTCGTATAGTAGGTGTTCCCGTAACCTATCGTATTTATACCCCCAGCGCATACATAAGGAGTAAGGCTCAAGCCTTCAAACTGCTTTATTAGCTCTAGTCCTTTTTGGCTTAACTTCGTTATTTTCATCTAATAGATTTAGTTTGGATTTAAGCGAAGAGTTCTCGCTTTTAAGACTATGTACTTCAGCGGTTAATATGTCAATCTTCTCAGATAATTCTTTTACTTTGTCGGTCATATCTTGAGCTAGTTCGCGCCAAATCTTAATCGCCTCATTTGTATTAGACAACTCCCCCCCTTGTATTTCAATATTCTCTTTTTTGCGTGTGCTAAAGTACGTTGCTAAAGAAGCTACTAAAGCCGTTAAGATATTTGTGAACCAGTCAGGGAGGGAGTTTAACACCGCTTAGTCTTTTTTGAGTTTATGTAAAATTTGAGCCTTTGCAATAATAGCGAAGTTTTCGTTATCCTTTACAAAGTTTTTAAATGTTTCTTGGTCGCTAGAATCTAAGTCTAGTACCTCGCCTTTGTTTAGTGCTACCGCCCAATCCCAAAACTTCAAGGCATCGCCTTTAGATTGTTGAACTAATGCACTAGCTACTAGTTTCCCAGCGTTAGCGTTTTCAATAGACTTACCATCTAAGTCTACTAAGTTAAAGTTTAAATCAATTTTCATTCTTTTGTTGTTTGTTTGCTTATAAACGTAATTTAGTAAATTTTGTTTCTAATTACGACCAAGGTAGTCCGTAGTTCATTATCGGAGGATTTAAAAAGTTCTCTATTTGTGCATCTAAATTCGCTTCGATTGCTTCGGTATCTAGTCCAGCTTCTAGCCAGCCTTCGACCATTTCTTTAGTTACTTCATCGTAAGGAGTAAAGCTCGCTTCGTGTGGCGAATCTACACTGAGCGCGCCATACGTATCCGCTATAAAGTCTTCGTGTTGCTTCTGCACTCTCCAATGAATTGTAGAAATTACTTTGTCCATTCCGTCTAGGGAAGGGATAGAGTCTAATTGAGATATTACCCAAATCATATTATTTATTTTCTAAAGTTTCTATTTTTGCTTTTAATTCTTTGATTGCCTTAATTAAAAAAGGAGTAAAGTCTGAATAATTAATACCCTCTATTTGTAATTCATCAAATCCATCTACTTGCTTTTTAAATACTACTTCTGGAATAATGTCAATTACTTCTTCAGCAATTAATCCACAGTTATATTTTTGAGTTTGCTTATCTCTATATCTTACTGGTCTTAATTGGTCAATTTTTGAAAGGCTGTCTTCTAAGCTTACTATATTGTCCTTATATCTTTGTGAAGAAGTTTGATAATACAATTCTTTAGACGTTGTATCGTAGCGCACGTCTGCATAGGAAGCAGAATATCCTCCTAAGTTATTCATAAAAATTAATCCCCCGCTAGTAATCCGCATACGTTCGGTGCCATTAGTAGCAAAAGAAGTAAATGTATTTGCATAGTTATTAAAAAAGTATCCTCCAGCAGTATTTCCACCAATTTCTAAAACTGTTGTAGTTGCATCATTATTTCTAAATGTAATCAATCCATAATTATCAGATGCTCTACCTACAATACCTAATCCAATAGCACCACTTGATGGAGCTTGAGAAGTTAATACGGCAAAAGGCGCCGTCGTTCCGATTCCTACGTTGCCAGAGGAAGTAATTCGCATACGTTCTGAATAACTAGAGCCAGTTGTAAAAGTTAAAAAAGAATTAGTTACAAGGTCTATTGAATTACCAGCACTACTTCCGTTACATATAATATAAGAAGATGTATTATTATTAGCTATTAATAATCTACCTGATGCATCGCCACCTACAATTCTTGCGTCGCTATTAGTAATAGTAATATTTCCTCCAGCCGTAACACTACTCGAAAACGTGGCTGCGTTTGAGGAGGCAATAGTTAAAGCTGGAGTATTATTAATGGCTAAATTTAAATTTGAACCACTTGGAGTATTTAAAAATAATCCAGCTCCACCATCTGAACCTATCCATCTTTGAGTTCCAGCTCCAATAGATGCACCAGTAAATACATTTATATTACTCCAAGTGGCACTTGTCCCGCTTAAAGCTCCCGCTAGTGTAACTGCATTCGTAGAATTATTAATTGTTACGCTATTAGTAGAATTTGTCTGATTGTAAATATAGAAGTTTTCATTTTCTATATTTCTAAGACCAGCACTCCAGCTATAAGTATTATTAGTTCCAAAAAGTATATTTGCAGTATTAGAGTTATTTGCTCTTACTAAGATAAAATCTGCAGATGTTCCAATAATACTAACAAGACTAGAAAAATTAGCAGTTGTACCGCTTAAAGCTCCAGTAAGCGTTGCTCCAGCTGCTG